GTTGTTAATGCCATGCTCTGATCCTTTCTAAAGACTGGCGGCGGAGAAGGGCACTCCGCCGCCAGCGACTTAGTGTGGCTTACGCCTTGTTATTCTTAAATGCGCCTGCGCCGACCTTTGTAGCGATTGCTCCGAAGCCGTAGTAGCCGATTGTAACCTGACCTGCTGCTGTTGATTCAGCGCGTAGGCGGTATGTTGGTGACTCGTACCATGTGTACGCGTCTGGGTTTACGACGAGGATTGTTCCATCGCCATCGCCTGCGTTTGTAGGATCGACGTAGAGGTTAAGACCTGCAACGTTACCTGTGAGTGATGTAGGTGCTACTGCTCCGCCTGCGTTCATTGGCTGAGATGCTGTGTAGATTGGACGTCCTGCATCGTTGAGTGACATGATGTTTGACCATTGTCCGGTGCTTACGACCATGTTACGAGCGAATGGGTTAGGTAGGCCTGCTGTTGCGCCATATACAGATGCTGATCCGCGAGCAACGATACCGAGAAGCTCTGCAGCTGTTGGGTATGTGACTGTTGTGGTTGCATCTGCTGTTGCGCCTGCGATAAGTGCAGCGTTTACTGCTGCGTTTGTTGTCTTTGCGTAAGCTGCTGCCATGTTGCGGACGAGCTCATCAAAGAATGCTGGAGATGTACGATCTAGCAATTCAACAGAGAATGTCTGCTGTCCTGCGTACTTCTTAACAGATACTGAGAGGAATGCTGCATTCTGATCTGTGTCAGAGAATGCTGCGTCTTCTGCTGTTTCTGCAACTGTTGGCATCTGTGTGATCTTTGGGATCTCGAAAGTCATGCCTGCATCTGGAAGAACTCCGCGTGAGATCGCATCGATCGATGGGCGGATAGTTGTACCAAGTGGGTTAATGATCTCTGAGAGCTGACGTGTTGGCACGAGACCAGCGTTGTCAGTTGTGTTATCTGCTGCTGCGATCCATTGACGAGCTGAGTCGTCTCCGAGTGCTGCGCGGATTGTGTTCTCTGCGTACTTTGCAGCTGTTAGTTCAATGCGTGGCTTTGTGTAAGCCATTGCTGTTACAGCAGGGCGAGCAGCTTCAACTGCGGCAGCCTCAACTGTAGGTGTTGCTTCGACTGCTGAAGTGGTGTCTTCCACGGTGGCTGTCTCGCTTTCTGTTGGTAGGGTTTCTTCCACGGCTTCATCTTCAGATGCCGCGATATCGGTTACGGCTGCAGACTTAAAGGCTGCTGCCTGAACCAAACTTACTTCGAGCAGGTCAGCGCTCGACACGTACAGCACGCCATTCTTTGGCTTTGCTGCGTTAACCATAACTCCGACTGAGAGACCAGTCCGGAGTTCTTCGCTGGCTTCGATAAGGGCATCGGTGCCGCGTGATGATTTAGAAATCTTAAACGATGCGTAGATACCGTCCTCGGTTTCATTGAAGAATTGAGCGCGGCCGATCGGCTGCTTTGGATCGTGCTCCAGTAGGAGCTTGACTTTAGATGAGTCGGCGATATTGATCGCGCCACGCTCAAAGACTACGGCGCCAGCGGATGTGTTACCGACCTCGCCATTAAAGGGGACGATCTTGCCAGAGATAGTGCGCTCTGACGCGTCTGCTGTGAGTTCTGCTGAGAATGTGAGCATCTCTTTCATTGCATGCCTTCGCTTCCGTTAGGTGTTAGATCAGTCATCTCCATCGCTTGCTCCTGTGTAATCAGCTGGAGATCGAGAAGTTCGCGGATGATTGAAAGCTCTTTGAGTGGATCTGTGCGTAGGTAATTGCTATCAAGATCGAACTTAACAACATTGCCGCGAGCTGTGATGTCATCCATTGAGAGACGATCCTCGATGGCAGAAACGAAAGGCTGCAAGGATAGTGTTAGAAACTGAAGCCTTTCGTCTTGAACGTTGGCATAGGTCATTGTCGTGTTCTGATCTGCGGAGACGTAATAAGGTGGGACGTTGCAAAGGCGAGCAATCTCAGTTGCTAGATTCTGAATCGCCTCGTTGTACATCATGTCCTTAGGGCTAAATCCTACGGTCTCGTAATTTAGAGTAGAAGTAAGATAAGCGGTAGAGCGATTCTGACGGGCATTCTTGAACGCTGCAAGTAATCCCTGAACTTCTGCAGGCGGTAGATCCGCGCCTGTGTTCTTTAGGTAGCCAGTAGGCATTGGAGTCGCTGCTGCAATTACTGATGCCTTCTGGATGTCCAGAGCTGCGCGGATTGTAGAGGTTCCTGTGTTGAGGATGCCATCGCTTAATGATTGGAAGGTGATGAGAGATCCGAGGCCGTCCATTGGGACAGTTGTGCCATCGATGGCGTAAGACTTAACGTACACATTGTCACGGTCTAGCGTTGCGGTTACGCGACTGTTAGCGATCCACTCAAAACGAGATGGGCGACCATCTTCCTGGTATGTCTCGACGACTTGCCAGAATGCTTGGCCGTAGAATAGAAGTGAATCAACTGTGTATGCAATAGTGACAGAACGAGGCTGTGAATATGAAGGTTGATCGAGCCAGAGAGGCTTGCCTAATTCTTCGCCTGTGGATTTCTTGTAAAGTTCGAGAGGGATCGTGCCGATAGTGCCAGCGAGTAGGTTACGGCATCGAGCTAGGGCTGGAACTCCCATTGCCTCGGTACGTCCAACATAGGCGAATTGAAACGGCATCGCATAAGGCGAATACTCACCCAAGACCTGCGGTGCGTATTGCGCTTCGATATCAGACTTTGATGCTGCACCTGTGAGGCGCGAAAGGATACCCATAGAAGGCAATTATACACTAACTTGTATAAATAGCTGCGATCTGTTGAGGTTTCATTAGCATCGAAACAACCATAGCCAGGGAGATCGGCGCGGATACATCGCCTGCACTCTTACGTTTAACAATTCGCCAAGAACTGTCGTTAGTCTTTGCCGCGCAGTTATTCATCTGTTTGATTAATTCTTCTTGGCCGTTATGGACTACTCGACCATTAACCAGACCATCAAGGAGATCAGAGCAAGCCTGATAGAACTGCTGCCCTGACACGTCTTGCGTTATCTGTCCAGCATTGGCCAATCTTTCAGCGATCGATTGCGTCGTGTACTTGTCAAAGGTGATCATCTTGGGACGATATTGATCGGCCCACGCCTTGATGTCTGCCGCTATTCTGAGGTCATCGACTGAGACTTGAGACTCCCACGTCTGGAGAATCCCGACACCGATTCTTCCGTCACCCATAATCTGACCAGCAACGAGGCTTGCATTGCGGCGAGATGGAGATACATCAAACCCAAACACCGTATAGCCACCGACCGGAATCTGGAGCGTGGCATCGCTGGTCGCCTCAAGTACGCCATGAGGCCACGGACTTTGCAGAGAATCAATCCATTGACATAGAAGCTCTGTTCTAGTGTCTTCAATTTTATTAGTTGCAACAGCTTCCTCAAGTGACTCCTCGGTTATCGTGTGGCCTAGTGCAGGATTGGCAAATGCCCATCCATTGCGGTCTGTGATCTTGCAATACTGTGGGGCTGAGTATTCGTAGAACCCGAAAGACTTAGGCGGTGCAGAGAGGGCTCTCTCTCGAAGATTATTGAGAGTTTCTGAGAAGGCATCGCCAGCATTGCTACTCAGAAAGGTCTGAGAGTTAGGTCGTGCGCGAGTGGTTGGAATTGCCGCGGTGTAGCCGTCTTTACTGATCTCTCGAACTTCATCAATCCAGAGAAAGTCAGCGGTGCGTCCACGAGATGAGTCACGAGTATCAGATACGAGATCAAGGGTTGCCCCGTTCAGCAGCTCGATGCGTTCGCCGCCGTTGGCGTAACGGATGGCTTTAGTTCCGGCCTTTAAGTGAGGTGCATTCTCGATAATCCATGCGATTTCTCGGAAGGTCATCAAGGCAGTTGCTCGGTTGGACGACATGATCAGGTGCTTCATCTCGCCGCCGAAGAACAGTCCCCAGATGACACGCATGCGTCCTAGATGGGACTTGCCGTTCTGGCGTGCTACTAATAGCAGGGATGTCTTGCGAATGTAGTTGCCTTTAGCGTCAATCCGCATCATGTCATCGAGGACCCACTTCTGCCAAGGCATAAGAGGCATGCCTAACTCCTCGGCCATCTTGGCAACCTCATCGGCTCGGGTTTTGCCCTTGAGAAGTGGACTGTGAAGCCTTGCTTTGATTGCCCCTCGTAGCGGCTGTTTACGAGCCCCCATTACTCGGGACTGTCTGTGACTGGTCGGGCTGTAAAGGGTGAGTCCGGCATCGTTCTGGACTGCGTCGGGTATATATTGCCAGAAAAGACAGGGGGGGTAGGAACTGAGCGTAAAAAAACGCCTTCTGATTTACTGCCCTTTCGGCTATTACATCTCACGCAACAGCTCACAAGGTTATCAAAGGCTATTGGATCACCGCCAGCCTTGAT